AGTTATGAGTCTGTCATCAACAACTAACTCTTTAGCAGTTGTCCAACCAAAAGAAGTCATAACCAAATGGTCTTCAGTCATCTCTAAACTGTTACCGGTGTGTGTGGTGACCGTGATAGTGTTTTTACTTACACTTTTTCGAACTCCCGAGAAGTCTTTCCAACCATTCGGTGTCTCAACAAGGTATCTGTCGTTATTAGTTACTTGCGAGTTCACATCTATTTCCCTTTGAATTTATAATACTTGTGATAGCTTGAGAAGTCACGCCATATATTTCAGCGTAATGTTCCCCATACAGTTTCAGTTTGGATAGTGGGCGCCCATTGGGAGATATCATATCTTCGAACTCTAATTGATCTATTAGGCCTCGCTGCGTCTTCTTCAAGTATCGTTTTATAAAGTTGTTGTCAAAAGATAAGGTGTCTTTATCATAAGACTCATAGATATCTAGTGCTATATCATCAGGTATCTTTTTACCTTTGCCCCAGAACTTCCCCTTTCTTATTTTACTATATCTATCCTTTGTCTCCGCACTGTGCTTATACCCCACACTGTTTGGACCCCGCCTTTTTGCGGACTCTGACATTTTCATTCTAGAAGTTTCTGAATATTTGTGACCCAGAGTATTGAACTTACAGTCCGACATCCCCTTACCAGTCCGAGTTAGATTTAGTCCATTGTTATAGGTATCGAATTTGTTTATGTAATACTCTTCATAATCCTCAGCCTCTTTGTATGTCGCACACTCCTTTATGATAGTGGTTGACTTGATCCCTACACTAAATCTATCACTCCTAAGATGAGCCTTGAATCTTTTAGTTGGGTCTATAGTGATGCCTATGTAGCATAATCCGTCGATCCTTTCAATCATATAAACATAACTTTTACTCATACCAAACTCAACTCTTCATATAAATCTGAGATATTTATAGACTTTATTTCACCGGTCTCTTTACACTTGACTCGGACTTTAGCATCTCCCGCAACGCACTCGAATTCCTGAGAGAACTTTTGCGTATCATGATCCATAGCCATGAGCGTTTCGTTCTTCCACGCATCATCCCGCCCCGGCACTTTATACCAAGGCACCTCTATATAAATGTACCCATTCTTTCCATCTTTCGCACCTTCACAAGTCTTATAGAAGTGGTTGAGACCATTGGGTGTGGATGTAAAGAGAATCTTAGTAGTGTTGCCTGAGGAGATTGTTGGGAACACTGAAGCAAAGAACTCATCCCAGCCTTCAACAAACGCTGTTTCGTCGATATAAAGGAATGATATTGACTTACCACGAATAGCACTTGAAGATGTAGAACCAGCGAGAATCTTACAGCCATTCTCGAACTCGACGTGACCTTTGTTCCACTCTATGATACCTTGCTTCAACCAATCGGGGAGTGCTTCGTAAGCAATCTTGATACGATCTAATATCTCACGGGCTGAATCGCCCTTGTTCGCAAGAAGTGCTACTGTCTTGTATTCGTTGAAGAGAGCGTAGTGTAGAATAATAGCCGCGGCGGTAGTAGTCTTACCAGCTTGTCGTGATGTGTTTACAGCTACACGTCTGTTATTCGTAATAGCAAGAGCAATCTCTTTCTGATATTCATACATCTCAATGGGTATAAGGCCTCGGTCAACGTGGACGATCTGTATGTAGTTCTCAGCAAAGTATATTGGGTCCGCAGAACATCTCATAAACTCTTGGAGTTTTTCAGCGTCCCATTCAATATTGACGCCCTTTCTCTTTAGGTTTATGTTGCCATTATAACCTCGTTCAATCTCCGCCATTATCCATATCCTTCAGCATCTTCTGTAAATCTGCTGTAGAGCCTACAAACAGATTGTTATTCACCACTTCCGGACCTTTATCTTCAGCGTCTTTATCTTCGTTCTTCTTGGTAGAGACTTCGATCAAGTCTTTGTTAGCGTCTGCTAATGTTTTCATAAGAGTTGATACAACCTCATACGCTCTTGGGTGTTGAGACTGCCTCGCCACTTCAAGCATATCATCAAGAGCCTCTGTACCACGCTCTATCACATTGTAGAAGTTACCACGAGCATAGTCGAAGTCATTCGCTAACTCTTCTTCTCCTACTGGCTTTACGTTCTTAGATACAGCAACATTTCTTGGAGAATTGGTCGGGACATAGACCGCATCCTCAATAGGATCTAGATTCAAACTCTTGGCTATGTCATCCATTCTCAGCATCCTCAAACGTGATTACATAATCCCAAGGGTCATCAAAGTCTATATCCTCATATGGGACATCACCATTGTCTGGTTCGTCTATAGTCACCTTAGGGGACTCTGTGTAACCAGAACCGCTCTCAAGTATATCTATAGAAACAATAATTCCATCAGGATTTACAATAGGTCTTGCTGTTGCGGGTGTACCATAAACATCTGGTGCGCTAATCGTAATAGATGGGTTGAGATATCCAGAACCGCCTGAAGTCACCTCAATCTCTGATACACCACCACCATCTACTATCGCTAATCCACTTGCTTGAATACCTATATCCATACCCGGCTTTACAACAACTGATGTTAGATTTCTTGTGGCTTCCATAGATGAGAATACATCAGTCTTAGAGAACTTGATAACTTTCTTCTTCGTAATAGGTCCGTAATAGTATCCCTTGAGTGTAAACGTCAGAGTCCACATCAAAGCCCGTCTTGTAACGAAGTCTCCTTCGTAAGCGTCTTCTGTCTCAACACCATTCAGAATAAGAGGTATATCCACAGTCTCTTCCATCTCATCTACAATACGCATCGTAGAGTTCCACGCTGGTTGAAAAAATGGAAGAATCTGTTCAAGTATTTTAGTACCATCTTCAGCATACTTAGTCATAATGGTCAGCGAGAAGTCAACGTTATATGGCGCTGGATGAAACTGTGTGTCCACTTTATTAGGTTGTCCAGCATCAGCTTTATTATGACGATTTATTTGCTGTAGCTTTCTTGACCCGTCATATGTCATACCCGTGATCTCAAAAGACATACGTGGTAGAGTGATCGCAGAAGGTCTATCTAAATTAGGATCACCTTCTAGCTTTGCGAGAAATTTTTGTCGTGGTCCATAAGAGATAGGAACCTTTATCTGTTGAACCAACTCACCGCTATTATTCTTACGGTCTATAACAATATCATTGAATAGTGTGCCAAAGACAGCCACATATCTTCTCGTAGTTTCGTGATAGTATCTATGGCCTAACATTGCAATATCCTTCTTGGTTCAACATAACTATTTATAAACTACCAAGTGCCACCTTCACTGAACGGATCTGTCTCAGTGAAGTCAAGAACGGTGTCTGCTTCTGTTTGAATGGTGAAGTTATCAGCCTCTTTATCTATATTATCTAAGGCCTCAGCATTGTTTACTACATATGATGATGTTGTCTCATAGTTCTTGAACCTATTATCGATCTCTGGTATGCCAGTCGTGAAACGCTCTTGAGAATACTCATAGAGTTCGCAGCGCAAGTCATATGTTTGTAACGCACCCATCTGATAGAATATAGATTCATGTTCAACGTGTTGAACTACGAATATCTTATCATTGAGTGGGAAGTATATGAGGTCACCCTCGTTAGGTCTACCCTCACCAGCTTTATTGTTATTGAGTCCAACTTCTTCTGAGAAAGACTTTTTAGCGGCTGTGAATGTGATACTGTCTCGTATCTGTAATCCAAAGCGAGATAAGAAGTCACCCTCACCTTCAAACCCATCTACATTCTTGATATACATCTCTAGCATATGCGCTGTATCATATACAGGTAGGTCGTCTTCGTTGAGTAAGTCATCCAACGCCCCAAACGATCTACTTATATACCACACGTCCTGCCCAAACATCTGTATAGATTCAACTATCAGGTCTTCAATAAGACGTTGCTCCATACTATTCGTAAAATTATTGAAGTAGAAGTTAGTCGCCATAGCTTATCCTATCATATCATAACTTGGTAGGGAATATGTTTCTATCATATCCTCCTCAAGTTTCGCAATCTCAGCCGCTGCGTCTCCTAGTATTTGCTCACCGTTGAACTGTACGCCACCTGGTAGTTGCATACCATTGAACTTAGTTAGATTCGAACCCCATTGATACTTGATTTTTGCTGTAGTATAGTTTTGAAGCCAACGATCTTTCCACACATCCCTATAGATTTCGGGGTCGACCGCACGATAACACTCAGCACAGATAAAGTTACCAACACCGACATTGCTCCAGTTGGTGTCGATGTGTAGTTTATTGACGTGCCTGTTATATCTAAATGGCTTGAGTCCTACAAGCATCTGTTGCATCAACGCTTGACTCTGCTTCATTAGATACCAGTCAGTCATATGATTACCGTTATAACCATAGCTGTGACCAACCATTCCATCACCTTGCGAGGCTTGATATGGTGTGGGATACATCATAGCACCACCTCTCATACCACCCATACCGGGTATACCTCCACCACCAACTGGATACATACCTCCGTTACCAGTTGTCGGGCCACGACCCATATCGAATATATTGACTACGCCAATAATATTGTCAGGTATTGTGACATACTTATTATCAATATCATCCTCGTTGATTCCGTAGGATAGATATATTCTCTCAGCACCGTCGAAGTGATAGTCCCAATAGTATGATAGAGATTCGTCAAGTCTATCTTCTACCTGATCGTCATCTACGTTGATTTCAATCACAGGCTTACCTAGCTTTCTAAGACACCACTCAGTAAACTCGGCTCTTGTTGTAGGCTGTGCCATATCTTTTCTCCGTTATATACTTTTAGATATTTATGCTATCTATAAGTTGGTAGTTATTTAGGCAATTTATTCTTCAAGCTAGTTTCAAGAGCATTGAATCCGAAGTATGATGCGAGAACAGCACTCACAGCTACAACATAGATATTAGCAGTGTCACTCAATAATTGCGCACCACTGTCTAATCCTAATCCTGACGCAATAAGAATGAGCAACGGAAATGATACCATCCCAAAGAGAGCAATCCAAGTCATTTGACGTTGAGCATCCCGTTTAGCATCTGCGTCTAACATAGCCCGACGGCGCTCTTCAATAGCCAAACTGTCTAGAGTATCTTTATTATCTTCAGTCATTCACTATCTCCTATACCCGTTAGTTTCTTCATTTCCTGTATCATACTCTTAGTTTTTTCTTTCAGTGTTGTAGATGAGTCAGACCCCTTCGCACTATTACCCATTCTGCTAGAGGTTGAAGTGAGGACTGTCTGTGAAATTTCCTCAAGTTCACCTGTGATGGTGACAGCATCGGGCATTTCGTAGTTGAAGTGAAAATCATTTTTGAATGTTGCAGTTAGGCGCACAAGAATACCGTCATAATCCTTGCTGCTGTAAGTACAGGTCACAGGCTCACCGTAGGTGGAGAAACATTCAACAGCTACCGTTCTGGTAGTATTTATCCAAGTTCCTACCATGCTATTAACGCCAGCTTCACAGTCGTTAGGGATGCCTGCATGTGCTATTATCCATTCATTAGGTAAGAATAGATAATTGTAATTGTCATAGTCACCCGCCAACTGTGTTTCGCTTTTCATGGCCCATACAGCATTACCGTTAATACCACTGTCATGGTTCTTCTTGGCTACTAAGCTTCCACGAATGGGTCGAGTTGCTGATACTATTGTCACTTGTTTTCCTTCCGTGGCACTGTTAAGAGCAACTGGTACTCCATTCCAAGTTAGTTCTTGGTAATTAGGATACCTTTTCTCTTGGCTGTATCTATATAATTCACATTTCAAAGATGTCTCACCAGTATTTACGTCTGTTTGTTCGTAATAGTGAGGCAAGTTTTGAGGCTGAGTGGTACGGTATGGAAAGCCCCACCACTGTTCCCTGTTAAAGTCGGCTTCGCCTTTATTATGATAGTCGCCATCATACTGCTTAACCTCACTACCGCCACTGTAAACTAGGTACGATGGCCCTACAAAATAATTTATGCCGTCCCGATCTTCTGACATAGCATTAGTAGTATATACTACCTCCCCATTAAAAACTATCGGGAGATTGTTGGCGTGCCACTTAGACCTACTATACTCACGGTCAACGCCATTAGAAGTGTGTGTGTATTCCCATTTGCCCGGATCAAACTTAATTGAATTAACAAAAGTT